GAATTCATCACCAGATATCTGGTCGGTAATCACCATGAAGTCACATTCACTTGCGGGGATTGTCGCCGGATCAGCCTCGTGAATGTATGCCCAACCAGTTGTAGTGCCTGGATCTACAGCAAAGATGTTGACTAACATGGGCTGCCTTTCGATTTCAGTAGATACCGTAGATACCGTTTCGAAAACAGATACCAATAGATACCATGTAGATACCATTTTAGATACCGAAACCCCAATAAACATAGGCATTAGATACCGTAGATACCGGAAGTAAAAAGCTTGTCATGTAAAAAGTGCTAATGAGTGGAAGTTGGTTTCACTCAATAACTGCTCTCTATACGCTAACAGATATAGAGCAAGTATCTACAGGTATCTATTCGCTATTCGATCTTGAAAAGTAGGGATGAAACGGATATATCGGGCTGTGCACTAGATACCGTAAAAGCTCTAAATTTCATGCAATTCAGGCCCAATATAGGTATATGGCACCTTCCAGCAATTCTGCTGCTTGCCAGGACCACCAAGGTATTTCGTGGTCTTGATTTTCTCATAGCCACGTGCTGATGCTGTCTTCAAAAGCTCAGCCAATTTCTGTGCAGAGCCAACACTTTCAGCCAATGCAGGGTCCCACACCTCAGCCCAAGCCTTCACATTGCCAGCAAGCCAAGCTGTTCGAACTACTGTCACCCCGCCATCGCGCTGCCAAAAGCCGCTTTCAGACCAGTATTGGCCAAGCACATCATTCGATGCCCACATATCAGTGGTGACTTTGTGAACCGACGAAGCAACAAACAGTCTGCCATCATTCGCTATTACTTCCATCAGACCTTCATACATCCAAGTTATGATGACATCATGCATCATTTCCCAGCCCGCAACACTACCAAGCACACGTGCCTTGACTTCATCGACTTTTTCCATGACAGAGCCATCACGAATTCCACTACTATATTCATCTTCGCCAAGCCGAGCATGATCGACGAATGATGTGTTGAAAGGCACGATAATCAATCGGCCACGCAATGCCTCAGAGATATCACCACGCAAATCAATTTCGGTGTTCGTCATCATGAAGTAAGTACCATGGTTTACAGTGACACTTGGGTCTTTGTACAAGAACTTGCCTGTGAACGTTGACTCTCCGGTCAATTGTTTGAGTGTGTCTGTGTCAATTGTTCGCCCACCAACCTCAGTGGTCTTGATCATGCGCTTGTAGGCCATTTGTGCCATGGTCGATTGTCGCATTGTGCCACCATTGGCTTTGGTGCCACGCACAAAGACATCGCCAGCTGCTTCATATGCATAGTCACCAAGTGCCTTCTCCATGCCGTCAAGAAGTGTCGACTTGCCACTACGTCCACTGCCCTGTAGCACAATCCATCGTTCATCCAGCTGCCCCCGCAGACAAAGGCCAGCCATTTGCCGCAACATACGCACCACATCGCTGCCATCTTCACCTTGTTGCCAGCTCTCAAGCAAACCCTGCCAGAATTTCCGGCCAATTTCCCAGCGATCACCCCAACGAGCATGACCAGCAGCATCGTCAACCATGATTGAACCACGAGTTGTCATTGAACAATACATGTCGCGAGCAGCTGCACCTGTGGTCAACTCCTTGTCTAATAAGGAAAATACACCTGCGGGGGTGCCGATGTGCATGCGATGCCCATTCCAGAATTCACCAAGTTCTGGCTCAAGCCGGCACATTGTTGACTCTTTCGCAGCTGCCAGAATGTTCTTGACAGCACGCCATGTCCTTGACTTGTTTGCCCAGGCATACAACAACTTACCCAATGCTGGATCATCTGCGATAACACGTGATGCTTCTTCTTCAATGTAATCAGCAACAAGCATGGCATGGTCGACAGCCTTGTGCTCTCCCGTGCTCCAGCCAGTGCCATCCCAATATCGCCATCTATCTGTGGTATCAAGAACCTTGAAGAATGAGCCAAACAAATGCGCAAAGCGTCTGCCATTGGCAACGTCATTCATCAAGTTATTTGAGCCACCACGACTGGCATAAGCAAAGCCGCGAGCAATTTGTTTGTATGCATCATCTGCTGTGAATGGATGTGACTTGGGCATCTCCACAGTGCAAGCAGTCGCATATTTTTCGTGCCCAGTCTCAGCAATGAATTCATTGAACAGCCAACCTTTCTTGCGGCCAATCATTCCAGAGTGCCAAGCACCTTGAGCACGACTGTTCTTTGCCTTGCCATAAGCAATACCAAATTGAATGATTTCATCAATGCCAAGTGTATGCATTGTTGGCCGTGCAACATCATCAAATGTTACACGTGAGCTAATGTCCTCTGAGATGTCAAACATTTCGCGTGCACCAGCGGAGCCATTCGGCGCACTCTGCGTCATGCCCCGCAATTTGGCACCAACCATGACGCCGGCAGACTTGGCCCAACGCACAAGATCGCTTACATCCCAGCCACTTGGCTCACCATTTTCTTTGTAGCCAGGCATTTGCCGCAGGTCGATAGCACGAACTGGTATTTCAACACCGATGTGATCGAACAATTGTTCAAATGAGTCACAGAATTGAACTGCTCCAATATGCCCTGCTCCATCAGCATCGAGACAAACAGCAATTCCGGCAATCTCCTTGAAGATTGCCCGTGCCATTTCCTTGTCACCAAACTCACGTAGCAACATCGTTGACTGTGGCTTGCTGCCTTCGCCATGAACGGAAGTTGTTGCTAGCCAACCAAAGCAGCGCAACATGACACAGTCCCATTCACCTGCGGTAATCCACAGCCAATTGTTTGGCGGAGAATATGGTGACTCGTCAACGATCCATCCAAGATCGAAAATGCGACCAACTGGTCCATCCTTCTGCCGCTTCATGGCAGTAGTTCTGCCGGCATGGATCCACCCACGATGATTGCTGGTTGGCCTCCACAACTTGGCCATGTGAATTTGTCCATGAATGTTACGTAATGGCAGCACCCATGACTTTGTGCCAGCATCCCAGCCAATGCCACCAGTCACTGCATCGATCACCTTGTCCTTAGGCAATCCACGCAATTCACAAAGTCTTTCAAGGTGGCCAGGTGTCAGAGCTTCAACACGTTCAGCAAACCACTCCTCATTGATATTGAGATTTGTCCAGTCAATTTTGTTAGGCTCTGACACCATGGCCCCAAGAAATTTAGACGCTGCCGCTAATCATCATCTTCTGATGTACCATTGCACTTCGGACAAATCCAGAGTTTTTCATCTGGGTCCCAATAGCGATTGCAAGAACAATTCGGACATTCCCTTATGTCTTCATTGAACCAGCTATCATCACTCATCGCTCACCTTCATAGCTTCACGAGTTGTGTCATCAAACACAGGTTGCGTTCAACAATACCACAGATCATGTTGAAGCCAACCTCAAACTTCCAATCAGCATTGGCCCCAATGTGTGGCCCGTTGTAGTACGATGTTCCAAACAAAACCTGCCAGGTGTCTTCGTTGAAGAAGTGCTGGTGTGTAAGGTCATGCACGGCAAGTGATCCAGCGCCATATGGCACCACAATTGTCATCGGTGCCCCCACATGGAGTACACGTTGGCAATCCCACAAGACATCAATTGGCCTGTTCACATGCTCAAGGAAATGAAATGCGAAGATGCCGTCAACAGCCCCATCCTCAATCCCCGCAAAACGCTGGCCACTGTTGGCATCCCAACCAGGCAAGTCAAGATCGACAACGCGTTCTGCCCAGCCGCTTTCCCATGCAATGAATGAGTTTCCTGCGCCCAGGTTGAGAATGGGTCCATCACCAGCAAGTGGCTGAACAATCGATGGCACAATGCGTTTCATGCCCCACTCAAACAACTGCTGAACAGGCACACTGCCCACACTGCCTACAGCATCATCCATCAAATTGTCCGGCTGGGTTTGAATGTTCTGTTCGACTCGCGTGCCCAATCAAAGCCACACTGATCTTCGACACGCTCCCAGCCTTGGAATGTGCACGCATGCGCCATACCTTCAGGTTTGGCGACCCAACCTTCAGGTGCAGCCTCATTGCTGTCAATTGCTCCACGTGTGCGCTGGCAGCTAATCTTGGGTTCTGCACCAGTGCCGACAATCCATGGGCTGTCCGCAATTAGCAACTCACCCATCTTGCGCACCACATGCACAATTTCCCAATTGAACATCGAGCACGCACGGTAGTCATAGACAGCGAGAAACTCACGCAACGAATACTCGCACATGATGTAATTGACTGTGCCCTCTGGCAACAGATAGCGCGCATCCTGGTACGACACATCAGCCTCGCATGCCAGCCGATAGGCACGTCGTGTCCAGTAAAGTGCTTGATCTACAGCAGTTGCAAGCAACACATCATCTTCACCATGCCGCTGGCCATCATCGCTGTCATCGCCCAAATCAACGATCTTGCGCCATACTGATTCCGGAATCCGAACATCAGGTCCAACACCATCAGGCCGAACATAGCTGGTTGCTCGTTGCGACTGCTGATGAAAGCCGGCACGACGACTGCGCACGATCTGGTGAGTGCAAGCACGCGACACACCACTCACTTCAAACACAATGGTAAAGACCTCCATCACTGCCTGCAACCCACCCCGCAAAAGATCTTGCCAATCAGGCACATCGGCATCACTGTCCAATGAGACATCCCAGCCAGTTGTCCCATTCATTGCACGCGACATCACCTTGGCCATTTCCTCTTGTGGTGGCAGGCCTTTCAACAGCTTGACGTTGATGCCATCGACGCCGACATTATTGGCCGAGTGTGCCAATGGCGAGACGTGGTGCCAACCACCAGCTTCATTGCGGGAGTGCCGATTGAAGGCGACGTCGCGCAGCAATGGTTGGTTGTCGAATGAGGTTGCCCCTCCATCGACATCACGGGACCATTCCCCCGCATCATAGTCATCGATGTCAAAGTCTTTGTCTGCGTTCACAGTTGCTCCATTCCTGGCATTCCAAGAGTTCTTTGTGGGCCTAACACTTCATCTTCTTCCTCACCCTGGCATACAAACAGGCACGCTGTACACAACGCTGGCGAGGTTGTAATTACACCACCACCTCTTTCCGAAATGTGCTCAGTCGCATACACCTTCCTTCCCTTGTGGCCACATCGCTTCCATTGGCATTCGCACCACCTCACACTAGTTTCTCCTTTGCCTCACGCTCGTTGTGCCTGTGAACATCCTCCACGAACTTGGCGTACAACGCATGCATAGCAACAACTTCAGACTCTGGCGTCATGTTGTCATTGCTATGCTCGTTGAGCCATTCAACCATTGCCTTACGCAACACACGTGCTTGCGTTTCATCTGGTAGCAGTTGCGCTACATACATTGTCATTGCCTCCATCTTGGTCCGCATATTGGGCACATTTGTCGCTTGCCAATCACCTTCCCATGCACTGGACACACCAGTTGTTTCTTGCGCCACCAAAGTAATCGACCAAACCAGCTACTCAGGATCAATCACCCACAATCTATTGGTTTCGATCTTGCGTCCAAATGAACGATTCTTGTAGCCATCGACGACAATGAGATCATGGTCCAGTCGTGCCTTCATCAACGTGTCCTTGAGACCTGGGAACTTCCAGCGATTGATACGCACATTGATCTCATCTGTGTCATCATAGGCATACAACACCATGGAATGCTTCTTGTCTGGCTCTTTGATTGAGCTGGGGTCAAGATCCTTTCCCTCACGTGAGCGATACTCCTCAAACAAGTCACGCAAGTTGCGACCATGTATGCGACCAACCCAAACAACTGGCATTGAATCTGCTGTGCCAAAGTTGCCACCATGTCCATCAAACTGCACGCCAATGTCGAATGGTAAATCCTCAGCCTTATGGCTTGCCGATGGCAGCATCGTGCCACTACCGTCCATCAATTGTCCATTGCGCAATAGACCACGCACCTCATCAAGCTTGGTGCGCAGTTGATGTATGCCAAATGGATCACCGCCGGGCTCCCCAGCCTGACCATTGCGCCCCGCAAGACCACACCATTCCTCAATCATTGCAAGCTTTTTGGGCCCAATGCCTGGTAGTGCCTCAACATCTTTCAATGTGAAGTCTTCACCATGGTTCCAATTGACAATTCGGCCAGCAACTATCAATGCCGCCATCTTCAAACCAATTCCAGGGATTTGAGAAAAGCCCGGTATTATGCTAGTACCATTTCCTCCTACACCCCATGTCATTCCTGACAAATCAAGGTCACATGGTTCTATGGAAATACCACGATTCTCCTTGACATCCAAGGCATCGCGCATCAACATAGCCCATTTGTCGCGGGGTGACTTGCGAAGCGACGCTGCATAGAATGCTGCTGGGTGATAAACCTTGAACCACATCGACCAATAGCCGAGTAATGAATAGCTCACGCTGTGGGCCAAGTTGAATGCATACTGGCCAGCCGTGATCATGTGCCTGAAGATGTTGTCGGCTTCACCAGCATCATGTCCATTGGCCACAGCGCCTTCAATGAAACCAGCACGATGCGCATTGAATGCTGCCTCACCATACTTGAGTGAAATGATCTTGCGAATCTCTCCAAGCTTCACCCAAGGTAGGCTTGCCATTTCACGGCAGATAGCAAGCATCTGTTCCTGATAGATCATCTGGTCTTTCGTGTAACCACAAATGCTTTTGACAATCTCGTTCTGTGTCCAACGATTGGCCTCAGCATTCTTGTCCCAGATGCCCCACTTCTCATTGATGTAGTTGAGCGTGGTGCCAGAGTGGAACGGTCCTGGGCGAGATAGCGCATTGATATCAACAAGTTCCTGGAAGTTGTCAGGCTTGAGCTGCGCCGTGACCATGCGCGTGGTGCGTCCTTCGAATTGAAAAATCCCCTTGACATCGCCACGTGTGAATGCTGCGATAACTCGCTGGTCATCATAGCCCATGTTGTACAAGTCTGTGTTAGTCATGCCGACAATTTCCATCGCATGCCTTAGCATGCCAAGTGTGGTGAGCCCCAGCATGTCGATCTTCATCATGCCAAGGTACTCAGCATCCTTCTTGTCGACTGATAGCACACTGAGCTTGCGGGGTTTGCCACCAGCGATGCGCGACGGCAATTCCCTTGTATACAAGGCAACCGCATCAGTCAACGGCGCATTGCTGACGACCAACCCCGCAGAGTGCACGCCCATTGACTTCAGCATGCCTTCTAAATCAAAAGCGTGCGCAAGTGTTGGGTTGCGATCCCATATCTCCTTGGCCAATGGGAATTGCTCGATGGTGTCTTCAAGCGTTTTGTCATAGCGTGAGTCACCACTGCTTCGTTCAATGATGAACTCTTTCAGCCTGGTGGTTTCGGCAGTCGAAACACCTGTAACCCTTGCGACATCATCAATGGAATTCTTACCACGATATCTGGTGTATGTGCCGATGTTGCCGACATGACCATGTCCATATTTATTGACAAGATAGCGTCTGATTTCATCGCGGCGCTCATCATCAAAGTCAAGGTCGATGTCCGGGAGATCAGTGCGGTTAGGATCAATAAATCTCTCAAAATACATTTGTCTAAACTCAAGAGGATTCACCTCTGTGATGTGAAGCAAGTAACAAACCAACGATGCTGCCGCACTGCCACGCGCTGGCCCAACCAAGATCCCACGAGCCTTGGCCCAGCGTATGACATCACTCAGCATCGCAAAATAATCAACGAAATCTTTATCAATGATTTGTGGCATTTCAAGCATGAGTCGCTTGTGCGCAAAGTCTTGATCACTCTTGCTCAATCTGGTGAAGCCTCTGTCACGCCAACCTTCCCGCAACCATTGCCACACAAGATCGACAACGTTGGTAAAGCCTGTGCCTTCCAGCGGAAATCGAACACGTGACATCTGTGGCAGCGTTACATCACATCGTGCTGCAATTTCGATTGTCGAATCGAGCGCACGTGAGACCGATGCCTTCTCAAGCCCACAAGCATACAGTCGTCTGCCAACATCTTGCCGGCTGAACAAAGTCATTGGCACGTGATAGTCCCAATCACCCTCTTGCTGGTCAACTGTCTTCTTCCCCGCAGAGCCACCACGTGCTATTGCGTGCACAAGTGAGTGCATTGGTTGATTGTTCTCACGAGGGTAATGAGCATCCAGTGTGACAACAAGTGGGATTCCTGTTTTCGAACTCACCTGTTCAAGCATCTGGTTGAGCTTGATGGCGTTTGGTAGCTCTGGAAATGCTTGTACTTCAAGGTAATAACGATCACCAAAACGCTCACGGAACCAATAAGCAATCTTGGTCGCTGCCTCAATGCCACCAGCATCTGCAGCATCAATGTCTTTGCCACCAATCGACCGACATGCAATTGATGAACCAAGACATCCTGAGAGAATGATGAGTCCATCGCCATGGTCCGTCAACATGCGACTTGTTGTTGTGGGGAAATAGTAGAAATTGCTCCAACTTTTACTCACTACTCGTAATAGCGACTTGTAACCAGGGTCATCCATTGCGATAGCACACAGGTGGTACTTGTGCTTGTTTGGTGTGTCTCGTGTGTAAAGCTCACAGCCGTACATCCCTTTGATTTCATGGCCTTCAGCCTGAGCAGCCTTGATTGCCTTTTCAAGTTTGACGTGGCTACTTACATTGCCATGTTCAGTCAGACATATTGCGGGGTGTTGGAGCTCCAGCGCGCGATCAACATAGTCACCGGGTTGGCCATAGCCATCACCATAACTGTAAGTGCTATGCGTGTGTAGTGAGACGAAATTGGTGCGAGGCATGAGAAGTCACTTCTGTCTAGTCGCAATGATAATGTCAAGCCATTTGAGCATGTCTGCTTGCGACATGTTTTGTGCGCGCGTGAAGGCGTCACGCTTGATCTTGACTACACGGCATCGATGGTGCCAAAATTGCCCCTGGTCATGAATGCCTAGCTCATTGTTATCGGCAAACTCAAAGCATTCGGCACAGAACACGGCCCACCTATTTCTCAAATAGAAGTGAGATCAATCGGCTCCACAACTCGTTGCTCTGGCCACTTCTTGTGCATGATGTCATACCATGGCATGTCACTGCCCTTGAGCATTGGTGCCAGGTTTGACTGAATTGCCATGCCCATATGCTCTTGAAAGCCAGCGATGCGCATCAGGTTTGCACGAGCGACATCTGCCATGTGCTTGTAATTGTCACCACTGTCATGCGTGAAGTCTCGCAGCATGGCCTTGGAGCAGATGATGAGATATGCCTGTGAGGTGAACACCAATTGGTTGTAATCTTTGGTGTCTAGGTAGAATTCATGGCCCACTGTGTACGAGTTCATCAGTGATCTCTCCTGATGTCTTCCATAACTTCAGGGTCGATTGGACGTGGTGGCCTGATGTTGCCATAGTTCGCCCTGTCCAATTGGGCAACCATCAAGAACAGATGACCGATCATGTCCAGCATGATCTCACGTGGCTGTTCGAATGCCAGTGGCTTGTCATTCCAGATTGCATTCCTTAGTTTGCAAGCCTTTCGCCACACATCAACGAACACAGCCCTGGGCCCAAGTGACAGCTGATCATGCTCAGGCCCATAGTCCTTGCCTTTGCGCTCAAACTCTCTGTGCCATTCCTGAATCAGGAATTGCTCGATGTACTCATGGTTGGTGATTTCGTTGTCCGGCTCAGCCATGTTGCACCTCCAAGACCAGTCTTTTGATTTTCGAAAGAGCATCTTCAAGATTGCTTGCTGTCATCTCACCATGGCTTACACTGAGCCATGGACGATCAGCATTGTGTGGTCTTTCAATCAACATGGCCGGCAGCCGACACCGTTGTGCGTGCGTGATCATCTCAGTCAAGTCATCGAGCACGCACACAACATTTTCGTTGCCAACTTGTCTCACAAGATCACGGTACTTGTAGTCACCATAGATCATGTGGTCATATTGAATGCGATTGACTCGCAACCAATGCTTGGTGTCTGGCTCAATTGTATCCAGCTTGTACGCTGGGCGACTGGTACAAATCCAGAGATCAACACCCATCTTTCTAAGGCTTCTGGTGAGTTCACTAGCGCCATCGTACACCGGCATTGAACGCTTCATGCCACCTTGGCGATACGCCAATTTGATTTGCCTGTACGTTGACTTCCCAATTCCTAATGCTTTGTTGAATTGGAATTTCTTTGCCCCTGGCGGCCACCCCGCATGAGGGTCATATTTGACTTGCCGACCCAACCATAGCTCTGCAAAGTTAGCAAGGTGAATGTAATGGTCGCCCAACGTGCCGTCAATGTCAATGGCGACTACCGGCTTGTCTGCCCTTGTCATGCTAACACTTCTAGCACAAGGTTGAATGCCTCGTGCGACAACACGCCTTTCTGCCATTGGCCGTAACGGCCAGCCCGCACAATATTTGGCCAACAGTCACAGTCTGTGCGCAATGGCTTGACAACCAACTGTGAATTAGGCGGCACAATGCCGACCTTTGGCGACCATTCGGTGTTCGATTGGCCAAAGATCGTGCTTGTTCGATACCAGCCAGTTGCTGTCGGATTGGCTTTGTTATATGGGAATCCATTGCACACAACGAGATTCTTGCTGGTGCTCAATGGCCGCACATCACCAAACCAATAGCTGTCAATGGCAACCTTCACGCCATGAAATTGATGGATGTCTTTCTGATAGCAAAGCGCTGGTGCGGGGATGGATGAGACTACGGCATCGTAGGCTGCTACCATATCCATGAGTCGATCTTGGTCGATTGTGCAATCAACAATTGCGCTTCCCCATTGCGCCCACAGCCAATCATAGGCTTGTCGCAGTGACCATGACTCGTGGTAGCCGACAAACAATTCAGGACTAACGGTGATGTCTTCTAATGCCTCGATATCACTGTAGACCTTGTCTCGGTAGCCTTCCACCGTACCTTGGAGTACGTATGACAGTTTTGCTGGTCTACTCCATGGCATTCCTTGTATGTGCTTGTGTAGGTATTGCGCACCTAGCATTGGTGACTTACGTCTCTTGCTGAAGATCGTTGGTTGATGGCCCATCATCCGGCAAGCGTGGGCCGCGATCAATCCCGCAGGTCCACACCCCAAGATCGCAACACGTTTCATTTGTGTGAGTTTAGCCTCTGTGGTCGTGGGTTGAATACACTTTCTTTTGATGGAAGCGATCATGCATTGCACGCAGAATGTCAAGTGTTGGTGTCTTGACCGTGAGCTCATCGCCAGGTGTCAAGTTGTGGTAACGATTGGCATGCGCTGCAAAGTCATGGGCATTCATGCGTCGCACAGATTCAAGAATTGGTTTCTCATTTAGAAAGTATTCGGCATAATCTCCATTTGGGCCTCGTTGTGGACCATAAACCCATGTGTCTGGTGTTTGTCTTGGCCACCAGTCACAAAGATCGTTTGCCACATCAGTGTATAAGCTCCCGTACCACAATGGGTCGTGACGAATGAGTGCACTCTTGTTGCCTTCATGAAAGCGTTTGTAGCCCCACCACCATGGCATGGGGTCTGGTGGCTTGCTCAACCTCAATAAATTCAAGGCTTTCAGCTGTGCCTCGTAATCGAGCTTGAGTTGTTTGGCACCACCAGGACCACATTTGTCATCTTCAGCGAGACGCTTTGCCCACTCATCATTGGCCAGGTATCCGATGTGGCCGAGCAACTCAAAGCTACCCAGCCACATCGTGACACCCGGATGCCACGTCCAACCCTTTGCGTTCCCCAACAGACTTTCAGCAATTGCCGCGATCACATTACGTTGGTGCGTAAGATCACTGGTTGCCAATGTCATGTTGACGAGTTTGAGCTTAGGATATGGAAGATAAACCTGCATCATAATTTAGAATGGCGGATCGTCAGACGAACCCTGTGCCGGCTCCTCACCCGCTTCGCTTTCAGAAATGTCGGAGTCAGCGCTGGCTGCAGTTGAAGCTGCGACTGCCATTGCGGCAGAGTCCTCGTATGACGTGGCTTCACCGTCATCGAAGTTCTCTTCAAACTCATCATCACCTGATGTTGCACCAGGCAATGGTGCGAGCCTGTCGATGGCAAGTCGATCTTGACCGTTGTAGCGATCAAACTTGCCGATCAGCAAAACCTCTGCTTTACCTGGGATTGCGCGACCAATACGTGTGACCGTACCCTTCTCATCGAAGTCAATGCCAGACTTGGAACCAGTTGCCAATGCAACAAACAATTCCTTCATCTTCCACGCAGTGCTCTGCTCGTTGGTGATATTGTGCCAGATCGGATAGCCATTGAACTTCTTCTTCTCAGGATGCGTGGTCTGCAGTTCGAAGATCATCTTGAGCATTGGCTTGTTGTTGCTTGACTTCGTCCACCATGCCTTCTTGAGCGTTGCCCGATACTGCCCAGGTGGCGGAGTTGGGCCATCATATGCCTTGAAATCAGAGTCAGGCACATTGGTGGTGTCGATGATCACTTTCGGCATTAGAAATCTTCTTCCTTTCCATCACTGCTTGTTGAAGCGTTGACTTCTGCTTGGGCCTGCTTGCTCTCATCTTCTGACATTGGCCGTGCCGTAACTGCTTGTGGCGCAGGCATTTGCGGCTTTCCCTTATTGATCAACTCCTCAATTTCAGCGATGGTTGTATTGTCCTTGTAGTTGCCCAGAGCACCATATCGATCCTTTGCTCGATATGGCCCCGTGCTCTGGAAGTAAATCCGACGCACTGTGACGTCTTTGTCATCCTTGTCCTTGATCTTGCGCTTGATGCCATGGCCGACCACGTGCATGTAGCCCATGGCCTGCTGCGCAATTCCACCTTGCTTCCCATCCAATGCGGGGAGGTAGTAGGGGTTGCTATTTGCATCTTCCAGTCGCAAAGGCAACGCACTGTATGCACAGTTGATTGGCAGATCATTGAAGCGTCGCAGCATGTTCAGTGTCTGCTGCTGGACCTTCAAGTGATCCTGAATCTGTGGCACGTCAGGATCTGCCATCTTCCGATTCTCCGCAACACCAGTCGCCAACGCATTGTCCATTGACAACTTCTGCATTTCGGTAATCGAATCAAGCAGTGCCCACTGATAGATGCTGCTTCCCTCAAACTGTAGGAATCTGAAGGCGTCAGTCAAATCCTTCCATCGCTTGATGGGCCACACATCGGCAGTGCTTCCCATACGCTTAGCAGAAATGGTCCCATTCTCTGTCGCTAAGAACAGAGCTTTGGGACCATCCTGCTTGCGTTGATCAGCACTACCGAGCAAGACCGTCTTGCCCCATCCGCTATCTGCGATGATGAGTATGTTGATGCTCTCATCCCAGGCATCGAGTGATTGAATTGCTTCTGGTAGTGGCACTATCTACCTGCCTTCATGTTGGTCGCCATGAGATGAAGATCAATTGTAGGGACTGACTCACCAGACATCCAAAGCAATGCATCTTCAATGCCCTGCCAGAAATCTGGTGCACGAGAGACCTTTTGCTGCTCCTTGGCTAGCGTCAGCAATTGGTCAATTTCTTTGTTGCTTTTGGTCACGCTACAACCCTTTCATCGTTGGCTAGTCGCTTTTTGTCGTTGGATGCAATCTCCACCATGCGTTCCTCAATCTTGTCCAGAAGATCATTGATATACATGAGATCCTGGAATGTGATCGAGCGACGCACACCAAAGTCATTGGCTACACGAGCACGAAAGCTCGCCAATTCCTCAAGACCACGAGTCTGCGCTGATAACATTTTTGGTTCACCTCCTATTCTTCATTGCATGTTTGATTTTCCTGCTATATGCTCGCACTCTTGAGTGCAAGACGATGGTCGCCATAAGGATCACGACGATGATACATAGCGTCACGGTACTGGGTCCAATCCTCTCCTTGTTCGTGTAGCTGGCACATTGCAAAGAACGGGCAATCCCAAGAGCAAGTCATTGTTGGTGTTTTTGTTACCGAAAGGATGCCATCACGATAAGCCTGCATGAGCTCAGCCTCTTCAATGATGTTTTGCACCATCTTCAGCCGTTGCTTGGGTGAGCGCCAAACAGGATGTCTCATGAATAGCGGGGTGCCCTGCCGCTTGCTGACGGTGCCATCTTTGTTGAGGAATTTGCCGTGTTCATCTGTGGGTCGATAGTCTGGCATTGCCTTGCGCAAGAAGTTGTACATGATGCCTTCAAGATGCTCATCATCACCCATGACTCCAAGGCTTTTGAGCACTGGCTCTGCAAAGGCAAAGTAACTGCCAGCCTGGTCATCGAGCTCAAGATAACCAGTGCTTGGTATCTGCGCTGCTGTCTTATGCTCCATCAACCAGAGCAAGCCTGTTACCTTGTCCCGATAGACACCATCAAACGTGCCTGTGTAGATGATCTGTCGGCCATCCCGCAATTTGATGACAACTTCGAATGTCTGTTCTGTAGCAATGACATCCCAATTCTCATCATTGCCGTAATGGTCCACATAGTTGAGCAACATGAGGCCACCAAGATCACGAGCGTCAACCCATGTCTGTTCATCGATGATGCCACGATTGTCTCTCACATATCGTGCTTCATCACCGACAAACTTCAGCCATGTCTTCATTGGCGGCTCACCACGCTCAAAGCCTGGCTTGTACCACTCAGCCAATGCAAGGTGAATGCCTTGTCCGAACCACAACTTGGTGTCAACTGCATTTGGTGCCAATCCCTTGCGCCAGGACCAGTTCCACTGAGCAGGACAACGCTTGAGTGATCGACGCTCACTGGTGCGAATGATAATTTGTCTGTCCATCATTCCTCAGTTATTGGTGTGATCGGGCATGGTATGCAGCTCATGCTCATCGAAATGAATGACGGGTTCATCATCATCGTCAAAGCGAATGCGACCACCATGATCGATGTACTTCTGTGCCCAGTCATCACCATGAATGATGAGCATCGCATGTGCCATAGCAAGATCTTCAATCGCTATAGCCATGAGCGCAAGCTTGCACTCTGCGCAGATGTTTTCGTTTTCAGAAAGATCCGTGAGTCTAATGGCTTTGATCATCCTGGCTCAATTCTGCAGACACGACGCTGGGCTTCAACCCGCCATGAATGGGTCTTTTTCTTTGCGAAATCATACCCAACATGACGTTCACCATGTGGGTGTTCTGAATCAGAACGAATCATGCAGAAGGTGTGGTGTGCGCACTCCTCATCGCAATAGATACCACAGATGTATGTTGTGCCGGCCATCAGAAATGCTTCCCCAATTCTGGCAATCCGCCACTGACCTCAGCATATGTGCTCACCGACCGCTCGGCATACTCTTGGTAGCACGGTGGGTCGATCTTGGGCAGTCGACCACGACAATCGTTGCCATTCTTGATGTTCTCGTGTGGTGGCAGTCGCTTGGTGCCAACTTCAAACCGATAGTAACCACCACATATCTTGCACTGCCCTTTGGTGATCATTGCGGCCCAAACATCTCATCAAATTCGGCTTGTTGCTCCCTGGTCATTTTGACTGTCTTTGGCATCGATGCGCGTGCTACCCATAATTGATGGGCAATTGTGCTGAGAGTTTTGAGACGTGCCGGCCAAGTCTTTTTGTTATAGAAATTGTATTTGCCAGTTCCATCCTCTTTGTATCCCAAAGACTGTGCCTCTTTACGAAGCAAGGCAAGCAACGTGCCACACTGAGCATCCGTCAGAGAGACTTCTACCTTCATTATGGCGCCTCACTTGTCAGCACAATTGCGTTGTCTTCAAGCTCAATGTAAATGCGTGAGCTCTCGTGAACTGCGCCGTCACCGCCAACACGCAAGATGATGTCACGATTCCAAACTACAGCCGTTTCTTGCTGTGCCTTAGCACTAATGGCTTGAATCAACTCATCGAGCGTCATTCCGGCACCTTCTTCAGCCACTCACGGTCGCCTGTGCGATGCCTTGTTTCATATGACCTTTCATGGCGCAGCCAATGATTGCGCCAGACCGCAATAGCTGCGGCAATCACCACAATCGCAATCAAGATCCACAACATTTTTACTCTCTCTTTCCACTTGGATTTTTGTCTTCCCAACCACACGAACACTTGTGAAGATCACCACTCTGAACAGTGGCAATGTAGAAGCCATCAACACAAACTCTGTGCCCAATCGTTCCTGTTTCCTGCATGACAGGGTCCATGGTAACTCGTTCTTCACCAAACCGATCACGCAGTGTGGTGAGAATGCAATAGCCACAACGATTGAGCTGGATCATGTCTGCCTCTACTGCACTCTTACAAGTTTTTCCTGCTTTTCTGGTTCCGAAATCGCTGGATCCTTGTCGTCGCCATCATCCTCGCTGGCCCAGCTGCCTTCAAGAATGTAATCAGCAAGTGTGATCAACTCACCAACTGAACGACTGCTAATGCCGTTGTTGTTCACAAGACTGCGGGAGGTGAACAGGTGCCGCGCTACGACAAGTGCATCAACACGTGCCATCTGCTCATCGGAAAGCCTTGTGTTGCTTGAACTTTCAGGCATTTGTGTCCTCAGCGTCAACCTTCACTTCATCGATTTGCAACACGAAGTGGTTGCACAACTCATCATCTTCATTGTCTGGGTCATCCATGTCGATGTCCATGTTGTCAATTTCATCGCTAATCTTTTCAGCGACAACATCGACATCACCTGAGAGCAATTCATCGCTGTCATCGACGCCCCGCAACCAGCCTGTGATTGTTACCTTGTGCATTGCTGCTCCCTGAGTCATGATAGCTTCCAGCCAGCGTCTCTGGCTGCAAGAAATTCGATTTCAGAAATCGGCATCATGGTCGAACAGTGTGTGGTGCCAAGTTCACCATCTGGCGTTACAATGCTGTAAACCCAGCCAAAGCGATAGCCATCATCATGATTAGCCTCCATATTTCGTATGGTGGCTTCAAGCTCATCATCCTCGCTGCCAGCGTTGCGCTCAGCTGCTTCAATCTCAGCGAGCGTCATCACATAGCCAAACATTGGAGAGCTGTCAGTGCGCATCCAAAAGCAGCCATATGTAATTGCTTGCTGCTCTGGTGTCATCGCAGCAATCGCTGCTTGGCGATTGGAAGCCATGAATGCAAACAAGTCATCTATGTTGTCGAAGCCAATGACAATTGGCGTGAACTCAGGCTTGTCTGTCATGCGTCTCTCCCAATCTTATTCGACCGCACATAGCCATGGGCGCAAGGGCATACTTGTCCACGCTCATAAGCAATCACGAGTTCATTGTTGGTGAGAAAGATTCTGGCACTGTCCTTGCGGGGTTGTGTAAAGCGGCAGATGCGACTGCTATGGATCACGCCTTTGCTGACCCATAGCCGACGACGATGAGAGCTCATTTTCCAGCCATTGCCTTGCGATAAACAGTCATGCATGAGTAGGCATCAACACAAATCTGACGCCACTGGCCAACCATGTAATATCGATGGATCGGCTGGTTGGTGCGCATGCACACCTCGCAATTGCCGACCCTTGGCTTGATGTCCCTGGGGACTTCGATTTCAGAAGTCACGCTGCTGCCTCTTCCATCATCATCATGATTGCGGCCAATCGGATCTTGGCACGATCGTCAGCCGACATCTGGCCCCACCCCGCAATGAGATAGCCTGCGGCATATGTGTACCAGCACTTGGCGATCTTGCCGGCCAGCGTAATGTACTGGTGTCGATAGCCATCACAACGGCTGCAGTGCAAGATCGACTCAAACAGTCGACCTTCTTTGTAAACCGTGTATGGTGCCCAATTGTGGCCCATTGATCGGCAAAACAGGAAATTCTTGTCGAGTCCCTTGATCACCGTTTCGATTTTCGGTGTCGGAACTGACTTCAGCTTGCGTGTGGTGCGCGCCATTATGCAGTCAGCTCCCATTCCCAGGACAGCGCTTTCGAATTCAGAACACCTGTCATGACATAGTCCATGATAATGACGAAGTCTGAGCCATCCAGACTGCGACCAAAGTCAGGCATCATTCGCTTGAACAATTCCAATCTTGATAGCTGCTCTGTGGTGAGCCTCTTGGAAATCATTGGTGATTACTCTCCCTCACTGAATTCGATTTTCGAAATAAATCGGTCTTACGTTCGATCTTACTCGCGTTTTATTCGAAAATACGATTAGAAATAATCGAATATCGGCCTGTATGCCGGTGTGTTTTCGAATTTCGAAAACAGAAATCCAGTGAAAAGCCTTGTATTACAACGGTTCCTGCTTGCCTATAGGAATAGTAGACAATGTGGCCAAAAAGAATGCCAGCACATTTGGCCGGCACTCTTTTGTCATGATTCTTCTCATTCGAGCTCATCGGATGCAGGATGTAATGCCCGTGATAATGTTCTCAACTCCACGACGGCCATCCAGGATTTCCTTTTGGATTGTGTCCTTTTCCAAGGTGCGACTCTTGATGTATTCATCAATCGTGTCCTTGGCATACATCCGATAAATCGTCACCTGGTGAATGCGACTCACCCGGTGAATGCGATCTTCCAGCTGCTCCTGATCATCCGGTGTCCAGGTCTCATCGACAATGATGAGCTCATCGCAGTGAGCATCAAGTGTGATCGCTACTCCACCTGCTGTCGTGTTCATCAACAGCACGCGCGGTCCACCTTCAGCCTGGAACTTTTCGGTAATCGAAACACGGTCACGCTCACGCACCGCACCGGTGATCTTCATCGTCGGAACGTCAATGCTCGCAAGGAATTCTTCCAGCGAGTCAATCAACTGCGTGAACTGCGAAGCAATCACGATCTTGCCGTCACCCTCACGGTCATCGCCCGCAATGCCTCGTTCCTCCAGCATTTCCTGGATCACAGCACACTTACCACTGTGCATCGGATCGAATTGTGCTTTTGCCGAGATACCGTCAACGCCGACATTCCGCATCGTGCAGTTGGCGAATTGCTTCAGCCTCGTCATAATGGCAAGAATGCCGATGGCCGTTAGGTTGTTGTCCTCACCCTCCAGGCCTTCAATCTCAGCGATTGCAGCAGCTTCCATCTGGCGATACATTCGCTCCTGAAGCTCAGTCATGTCGCAGTAAACGTCAAGCCGCAGTTTTGGCGGCAAATCCTTCGCCACCTCTGCTTTCGTTTTGCGAAGCATGACACCGTCAAGTGACTTGTAGAAGTCATCCTTACGGTGAGCCTTCATTTCGCCAACATTGTGGGACCCACCCCAACCACGGCTGACCCAAAAGTAAGCTTCAGCCCATGACCAGAATGACGTGTATTCCTTGGGGAACAGCCAGTGAAGCGTTCCCCATAAATTGCTGGCTTTTCCACGCATTGGAGTACCCGACATTGCAATTTTGATTCCATTGTCAGCAAGCTTCAAGCTCATCAGTCCACGACCTGTTTGTGTCATGGATTTCGATGATCGAATTCCTGAGAGATAGCGGTGACTCTCGTCACACACAATCCCTTGCCAGGAAACTGCTTGTAACAATGGGAATGCGGGGTAGGTGTCAGTTGAACCCTTCTCCTTGCGCTCACGCATCATTTCTGGGTTGATAACCAGAATGTGAGGCTGCGTGAGATTGGCGGCATAGTGCTCCAAGAATTCCTCTTGAAGCGCAATCCGAGTAGCTGCGGAATCTCCACGCTGAGGCACACCGATCACAACGTGTGCGTCTGGTGCCCAATGCTTCAATTCCTTTTCCCAAACTGGCCTCAATGAAGTCAGTGGGGCAGTAATCAAGATCATGCCTTGCCAGCAATTGCCCTCGATCAACCCCGCAATAGCCTCAAGCGTCTTGCCCAAGCCAGGCTCGTGCGCAATGAGCGCATTTCGCTGCTTGGCAATGAAAGCAGCCGCAACCTGTTGATAGGTGCGATTGCTCATTGCTTGATCTAATACTTGGTGTGAAAGAGGCACACGAGTGAGATCGTGGCTTTCCTTTGAAATCAAGGTTTGTAGCTCGTTGTCTTTGACAATCTGCTGCCTAGCCCACTTGAACAATTGTGGTCCAACCACAAGATCATCACCGAATTGCTTTCGCAATTCATGACAATTGCTCAATGTGAGGCCAATGTGCCAAACCTTTCTTTCAGCATCCCATTGGCCGCCCACCACAGTTCTTATGATGTAGCGATTACCATATGGTGTTTTGGCCAGAATCTCACCGTCCACTAGATACAGATATGTTTTCTCTGGATCCAGTTCTTCCATGTTACTCTCCTCATTTCTATTGTCGAAACTGATGGACTCATCAGTGCAGCAGATAGCTGCAGACACCCACGTTTAGTGGGTGTTTCGTCCTGTTCATCAACTCCAATCGTTGTTTTCGATTCGCGAAATCGCACGTGCGCCACGATCTTGGCAATCACGGCACATCACGCAAATAATTCGCTCACGCATCGTCGCACGACGCGTACCAATGACCTTGTCGCCATCTTTGAAATGGCTACAATTGTCATAGTGCAATTTCTTTGGGCGCAATGAGCTCACGAATAGCATCAATACACCCGCGTTTCACCACGGTAGATTGTCGGCGCAGCAACGGTTTGATCGGTCTCCCAGAGTTGCTGGATATATTCGATCTTGACTGCTTGCGTGCCGGCAATCGGCCGCAGGTTGAAGAACAGCGAGTCTGCGCTGTCTTCCTGACCCATGTACTTGGCAATCATCTGCCGAGCCAACCTATCAGTTGGAATTCGATAGATGATGCGGTACATACGGTCCACCTTCAGACCTTCCACCCGCAGTGGACTGTCCATTGATTCTCTCCAATCGTCCAAGACTCTCTGGTCTCATCAGTACAGCATTGAGCTGTAGACACCCAATAAAATTGGGTGTTTCGACCTTCAACTCACCAACTGCCGTAACGGATTGTGCCGCTGTTGTAGAGCGCAGTAATGCGCTCCTTGATTGTTGGCTGATACTTGGCGACCCACTCATCTTTCGGAATGCGAAATGCATACTCCGCATTGCCAAAGAATGGTGTGACATCGAATGTGATCGGCTCAATGCCGAGTCCGTCGATGACACCCTTGATCAAATTGCCTGGGCGAATTCCGCCAGGTGGGCAATCCAGATCAATTGTCTGGATGTTGTCGCTCATGTTACTCTCCATTCCTTTTTCGAAATCCAAACTGGGACTCATCAGGCAGCGCTTTACGCTGCGACACCCATTATTCATGGGTGTTTCGTCCTACTTCTTGACCTTGGCGTCTCGCATCTGGCCGATAGCATCACAAGCGAAGACAAACAGTGTTCCAAACACTGCCTGCACAAGCGATGCGATGATGATCACAGCGCCCAGCCCGCCAGTCGGATGCGTGGTCACAGTAGTGGCAAGATAACCTGAGCCATCACTGTGGTGCTCCGTGTGGGCCGCAATTGCGATCCCAGCGATAACGCCGATGACGGTGAACACGACAATCGTGAACATCGCCACCTCCACCATCATCGCAAGCGGCGTGCGCTTACTGGGCTTGGTGTAGCCCAAAGACATGGGCTTAGCACTCTTCATAGCCTTGGCGTTGGCGTCGGACATGGTCATGATACTCTCCTAACATTGAGAACGTTCTGGTCTCATCAGCATGGCCATTTAGCCATGGACACCCATGTTTACAACACTTTCATGGGTGTTTCGACCTGTCATTGCCAAACTAGCGTCTCCATTTCGATTTGCGAACCTTCAATGCGACGGTACTCACACGACGTCTTGTCCATGTGCGTGTAATGCTTGTGGCTTTTGGCCGCGTGGTATACACGACCGCGACAATGCTTACACAACGGACGGACGATGCGTGGGAGTCTTTCCTCAGGCATGGGGGCACGTCGCAATGTGTGGTGCATCATGACATTCGTATAGGCTCGACAGCGCAAAGCCATTGGCACTTGCTACTGCCTCCGGTCCAGGCACCTCAGCCATTCCCGCATAGTGCTCGGTCATGGCATCGATGTACTTCCAGTCATCCTGGGACATTATGCACTCGACTTCTTGACGCTGGTAATCAGCATCGCCCAGCCAGGCATAATTCAAAAGCCATTCCTTTATGGCCTTTTCGTCCACGATACTCTCCATTCGTCGTAAGACTTGCTGGTCTCATCAGTGCACGAGTTACGTGCAGACACCCATTATTCATGGGTGTTTCGACCTTGTTATACCCACCAATCCATCTTGGCTCGACACACTGGGCCAATTCCCAATCGAATTGACTCAGGGTCGGTTAGCGGACTACCGCATACCCCGCAGGCTCCAACTTCACGCCCGAAAAGCATTGAATGCAATGCGGGGTCAGGGAGGATTCCGTTGACGGCTGTGTGCCATTCCGCTGCGCTCACGCGCTCATAGCGGAACTGGCCCGGTGAGCCCAAAACCTTTTGAACGTAACGCTTTGCGCGCTCACCTTCACCGCGAGTCACGATGCGAAAGAATCGGTAGACACCCTTGACCACGATGGCGTAACGGCCATCGGGAATGGACTCAGGAACTACCCAGCCGGATTTCTCCTTGGGTAATTCGGGCTGCTGGAGTAGCCAAGTGATCGTGTCACTGGCGACCTTTGTGTCAAAGCTTGGGAGCTTTGACAGCAGCCTCTCTTTTGTCTCTGGGGACATCTGCCTTTTCCCAGCGAGGTCATTGATAAACTTGACCTGCTTTTCCGTGGCAGAACGAACTGCCGCAGTGGGCATTTCGTCGTTGTTCATGATACTCTCCTAACGAGTGTTGGTTGAGATCTTCCTGGGTCTCATCAGCACGCGCATAACGCGTGGACCCCAACGTTTAATTGGGGTTTCGACCTGTTTTTGAGCAGCACAAAAGGGTGGATCCGCAGACCCACCCTTTTGCGCTACTACTTGGCCACTTAGAATGGCGGCTCATCGTTCTTGGCCGTGGCCGTGTCGGCTGTGGTTTCGACTTCCGAAACCTCACCGTCAGCGTCACCATCGCTGTCGTCGCCTTCACCGCTCTCGTTGGCCATCAGCTGGGCGCGAACCTTTTCCAGTTCGGCCAGCTTGGACCGCAGAGCGGTTTCGGCAGCGTCAGCCTCCGCAACGGTCTTGGGAGCCTTGTCCGCCTTTTGCGGCTTGGCGGGCTTGGCGGCGTCAGCTGCCTCCTTGGCCTTGGTGTAATCCTCAGCCTTGCTCGCACGCCAGTCGTTGTACAGCGTGAAGACAGCGATGATGCTCTTGAGATCCGGTGCGAATCCGGTCTCACGCTCGACCATGGCAATGAATGCGTTGTGAACGATGTTTTCCTTTTCGAAAGCACCGTCCAAACGCTCCTTGTAGGTCTTGGCCACACGCTGCTTCTTGGCCTTGGCCGTACCCTCTGCGGGCGGCGTCACGTCGGAAGCAGCAGCGTCCGTTGCGGTGGAGTCCGTCGCAGCCTCATCGGCAGCTTCAGTCTCCGTGGTGTCCTTCTCAGCGACTTCAGTCACTTTGTGCCTCCCAGCACGTCGACGATAGGGAAATTCCCTACCCTCATCCTAGGCCATACCGTCTGGTATGGCCTGAATTACCCGCGAGTAATTCCCGGCTGTATGGCCGTGAATTATTGGTCTCGTCAGCGTGGGCATAACCCACGGACACTCACGGAAACCCTTATTTTGCAAGGGTTTTCGTGAGTGTTTCGACCTTAGCTGCGCTCGATTAGCTCATCAAGACTTGGGAAGTCTTTCATGAACTCTTCAAGCTCAGGGAGCAACATTTGCTTACCAATGGGATAACGCTCAGCAGTCAGGAAATCGTCGCCCATCTTGGGAATGCCAATAAGCCATCGGTCAACCTCATCACGTGCCTTGATGGCAAAGAAATTCGGCTGACGTTTGGCCCATCCGGTCCAGATATTCCCGGTGCCATTTTGCTTGGTGAACATAAACACCGGAACACCATATTTCCATGGCAATCGGGCGCATGTGTTCGCCACGGCACGCTCACAATTCGGTTCACCAATGAAGGTGGCCAAATTGTGATAGCCATTCCAGCGGAATTGGCGAGTCTCCTTGAGCTGGCGTAAATGCCGCTCCACGACGCGTGAGATTTTGGCCTCACGTTCGTTCATTTCACCGTATGGAAATACGATGTCATTCATAACGTTCACCCTTTCTGGGTGTTGAGAACTTCTGGTCTCATCAGTGCCGGAAATACCGACAGACACCCTGTAAAACTGTTATTTTACAAGGTGTTTCGACCTTTCAGCTTTCATCCAGAATGGACTTCAGCTCATCGACGGACAATTTCTGCTTGGGGTCAGCGAACCGACCACCCGGCAAAAGATCCTCAGGAAAGACTTTGGTCATTTTTCCGTCCGGACCCATACCCATTCCAATTGAGCCGTCATCGTGGACATAATGTCCACCATTGCGACGACTGCCAACTAGACTGGCTTTGTCCTGCTTGATCTTCCTGCGATTGCTCATCGCGCGTCTCCTATTGACGTCGAGACTTTCTGGTCTCATCAGTGTCGGCAATTTACCGGCAGACACCCAAGGATAACCAGGCATTGGTTAGTTGTTTTCCTGTGATTCTTGGGTGTTTCGACCTGTTTTCGGATTCAGAAGCAATTTGCCTTGGCTAAGCTTGGTGATTGCTTTGGCTTCGTTTTCAGAAACCATCGGTGCGCATTCATGGCAGGAAAGCATTGGCATTTCCAAGCCGTGTTTGCAGCGCGGCAATACAACCTTGCGCTTTGGCTTACGCTCCATGATATCCTCTCCCAACTTGAAACTTACTGGTCTCATCAGTGAGCGCGTTACGCTCAGACACCTTGTTTTACAAGGTGTTTCGACCTTACTTGGCCGCATCGCACTTGGGGCAAAGCGGCCTGACCTTGGCGTCCATACCACGTTCCGAATTCCGAAATCGTGCCATGTACGTTGCGTCTCGCCCACAGAGCGTGACCATCGTGCCTTTAGGCACGAGGTGCTCGTGACGGTGGTAGCGATTGAACGCCATCAGGTACATCGTGATTCTCTCCTTGTCTTTTCTGATTTCGAACTGGTCTCATCAGCGCCGGAGTAACCGGCGGACACCCCGCAAAACTGTTGTTTTACAGGGTGTTTCGACCTTACGCGATGGCAAGCTCAAGCTGAGCAAGCATCTTCTGGATTTCGGAAATCAAAGCCTCAACGTCCACCTGCGGGGTGGTGTTGGTAGCTTCGATAACCGGAATCTCAACGGAAACAGCAGCCTCAGCCTTGGCCGCACGCTTGGCCGCACGTGCCGCAGCGTTGCGCGCACGAGCAACCTTCAGCGAGCACTCATCGGGGACGGAAACGCCCAGCCGACGGTGGCAGAATTCGCAACCGTAAAGGTTGAGGTGGACAGCCTCCTGGTAGGTGAGGTCACCCTCACCGTGAAGCTCACGACCATACTTCATCGAGTTAGTCCGACCCTGCCAAAGCCCACGGCAATCGTCGAACACGTGGAAGTGCCGACCCTTGCCGGTGTAGAAAACCTTGCTGTCGTAGTTGATGACCTTCATTACTCTCACTCCTTGTGAGTTTTGAGTTCATTCCGTGATCTCATCGGCACGGGAGATTACCCGTGGATGACGTTCAAGATCGAAAAACCGCAGTAGTTCGGCGTGTATGAGATTCGATCTTGAACGCCATTTCGACGTTAGGAATGAGAAGAATCATGTTCCTCTGTAGCAGAACATCGGAAGCAATCGAGCCCGGTCTGACCGGTGATTTATCACGGGGCCCACGTGGTTAGGTCGCACGATCTCAAGATCGAATAACCGCAGTGGATCGGCGTGTATTGGATTCGATCTTGGAAAGCGTTCGTCGCACCTCCTGCTGCCTCTCGGCGCTGGAACTACGGTGCTCGACCTACCCGGTGCTACCGGGGTGGGGGAACGTTCCGATGTAGTTTTTCGGCCCGGTAGCGACATCCTCGCCGCGCTAGCGGCTCAGGGCTTTCCGTCCGTCGTGCTCTTCAGTTGCTGTGTGGTACATCCGTACCAACGTACGGGAATCCCGAAAAATTCCCGAATCACGAAAATATTTTCAAGATTTTTTAGGCGATCTAAGCGTTCTCTAAGGTTCACGCCGAGACAGGCCTTCCGCCGGACCCTGGCGACCGGCAGAACAGCCCCGCATTGCTGTCCTGTTGTGTTCCTAACAAGATCGAATCGTTTCTAGGTGTCCTAACACCCCCTAGAAGTCGATCTTGTTAGATTTGATCCTAGGCTCACGGCTCGCTCATAGGTTACTCCTAGGTAACCGGGGTTCAAGATCGAGAACATACGTTCGAATAGCCGTTCAAGATCGTTCCCAGAGCCGTTCAAGATCGACAACGAGAAATCGAAAATGCGCCGTTCAATTCGAACGACGCACTTTCAAGATCGAGAACACTAGTTCGATTAGCTCACAAGATCGACTCTCCTCAAGATCGAACGCACACCGCAATCGTGGCCGTAGCCTCAGGCTCTCTTTCGTGAACCGAAATCGTTCTGAAATCGAAACCAGTGGGGCATGCGGGGGTTGGGGCAGGGCTCGGTGTCGGCGTTTCTGTTTCCGTAATCGTTCGCGTTGGGCCAGGTGTCGGGCTGACGCGCACCACGATCGTTTGCGTCACAGTCGGCCCAGGCTTACCGCTCGCACCAGACTTGCCTCGTGGGCCTCGTGGGCCTACTGCACCACGCGGTCCAGAATTACCAGCAATCCCATTACTGCCATTGATCCCATCAGCACCATGTAGACCTTGATTGCCTTGTTGGCCAGGGAGACCTTGTCCACCTTGTGCGCCCGGTACACCTTGTGCTCCTTGCTGGCCTTGTGGGCCACGTGGACCGATTGGGCCTGTTGGGCCCGGTATCGGTACATACACTGTGTTCGATGTTGGCTTGGGCGTCGATGATGTTGCCGCCAAAGCAATTACAGTCCCGGCAATGAAAATGCCGCAGCAAACGAATGCCACGGCAGGCGTTCTGAATACGAAATGTGCAATATCAGTTGGGCTCTTCATCTTTGGTCGCATCCCAAGGCAACGGGATGTTGTGTCGCGCAAGGATTAGGCTCAACAGATGCTTGTCTCGTTCGCATTTGATGTTGGCCTTGCGCTCAGTGTCCAGCATGCCCTCGACATCATGTAATTCATCGTTTACAGCCTTGCGCTCCTTGGACTTTGCGCGTCTGATTGACAGCAACACGCCAGCAACGCCCGATATGAGCGCTGCTAGTCCTGTGAGCCATGGCGTGTCCACATGCTACGGTGCAGGCGGAATTGACTGAACGCCAGACAGAATCTGGGCATCGCTGATGACCGACGGGTCACGGCCTGGGTTGGCAACCTCGCCAGCAATTGCTGATGCATAGGCATCGCCAAAGCCTGGTTGAGCGGCCATTGCCCAGACATTCTCACTCCACCAGGCAGCAGTATCGCTTGAGCTTGTGTTTGCGTGTTCTGTTGCGTAGCAAGCCATGCACCGTTGAGCAAAGTCGCCATCACTTGCTAGCAATGACACATCATAGTAAGTCATTGGATCTCCTTCTATCTCAATCGACTGGGTAGGACAGACTCGACAGATCAACGTAGACCGCGCCTGCGGTACCAATGCCTATATAGATGTTGGTGGGGTTGCTTCCATAGATGTATGCCCGCGCGGAGTAGCTGTTGCTGCTGGTGGCGACGTCGCACATCACGTAGTTGCAGACCGTGAAATCGGGTTGTGCCTCAGCAGGCAATGCGCTGACTATAATAACTGCTGCCGCAGCGAATGACCCAGAGGTTGGAGCAACCTGACCACGGTAATAGACAATGCCGTTCTTGATTCGATACACTGGGGTGACATTAGCTGAAGATGCCTTATACCCACTGGCCAGAGGCAAAGTCTTCCAGCCAGTGTCTTGGCCAACTAGGACCCATGCCGTCCAGCCATTTTGATTTCCGGAACGATAGTATACCAACAGTGTCGAGTTGGTGTCTGACATACACCATTGACTCGTTGCAAAGCCAGCTGGATCCTGTGTGCGCTCTGTGACAACTTGGCAGTATGTCGTAATCGGCCAACCACCCGCAGATGCGTTGGTATTGCTCATGAATAGCTGGCTGATGCCTAATGGATATGTCGAAACGGCATCGCTAGCAAGCTTGGCTGTTGTGCCATCATAATTGACAACTGGTTGTGGGCCACCAGCCCAAGTAAGATCACGATCAGTGGCGCTTGCCTTGACTAATGCTTGGCCAGCAGCACCACCGATCGGCACCAATCCCGCAAGTGTTGCCCAAGTGAAATCCCAATCAGTCGCTGAGTTTTTGGTCAGCACTTGTCCGGCTGCGCCACCTGGGATGACAAAGCGATTGTCATTACCAGCAGCGACAGTGCCTGCAGCTTGGCCTACGGAAATAGAAAGAGTGCGATCAGCACTGAGATCGCCACCACCGGCAAGTGGTGCAGTTGTGTTGATTTTGCGGGTGGTAGGCACGCCGGTAGCAGCTGGCGCTTGCCAAGCTGTGTCAAAGTCAGTTGCTGTTTTCTTTGTTAGAACATAGCCAACAGGTCCGCCAGCTGGAACAGAAATCAGATTCCACGGACCCCAGCCGCCAACACCCGTATGAGCTCGCATGTACATGGCACCACTTTGCTGCAGCTGCATCTGATAAACGTTGTAGCCACTGCCACTCTTGGTGCCAGGTTGTCCAGCAAAGACTATGACTAAACCACTTGAAGCATAGCGATACGTGCCTGGTGCAAAGATGGTGTCGAAATCAGAAAATGTATTGACTGTTGAATTGTTGACAACTGGCTGCCATGGCGTCCACTCAATTGAGCCTGAAACTTGCCCAAAACCAGATCTAGTCCAGACCTGATTGGATGGAATGTAACTTGCTGTGTGATCTGCTTGGTCCCATTGCTGCACATAATAATTGATGCTGCCTGTGGTGTAGTAGTAGACACGCAAGATGCCTTTGCCAACAGTGGCGTATGCCGGGAAACCATTGGTAGCATTGGATGATATCCAATACAAGCCAGGCAACAAGCAAGCGTTGAAGTCTGTAGCAGTTGAAACCGTTGGGAACGAGCCGGATGAACTTCCACCAGATCCATTGTTATAGCTGAAGTCTACGACAGCGGCGGCCCATGATGGAAGAGCGCCACCACTACTGCCGATTGCCTCAACAAATGAGACAGCAACCTCAACATACTGGCTGCCTGTATTCGTTGTAGGCAATGCTGTTACAACGTATCGCGCAAGGTCAGATGACGTAGTCGATCTTGCGAGTGAAATGGTATCGCCAGGCATCAATTCCTGGAGAATAGCCACAACCTGTCGATTGTTAGCATCCCAGAAATGGAATCGCAACCAAGTTGAGTTGGCAGACGTTGTGCCACTACATGATATCTGGCCATTAGTCGGCACGCTATTTGGTGCAATGACATTCCACACGCCACCAGTCGCCAAAGCAACGGTACTATATCCGCCAGCTACAGTCTTCCATTGAACGTTGTAGTCAGTACCATCAATCTTTACAAGCGATTGACCTGTTGCGCCACCAGTCGGTATGCCTTGCCCTGGTGGACCGGCAGGTCCTGGAGCTCCAGTTGCGCCAGTAGCACCGGCAGGCCCGCCAAGCGTACCGATATCATGCCAAGTGCCTTGGAGGAATTCCCAATACTCGTGGGTATCTTGATACAGAAATATGTCTTGCTCTTGCGGGGATGGGACGTCGGCGTGCGTAGCATACGGTTGGTATTGAAGCCACCACAATGAGCCACGAGCACCAGGCGGACCAACGATTACGCCAGCATCGGTCCATTGCTGGCCAGTCCACACCCATAGATGCCCTGTATCGTCTGTGATCCAGCCTTTCCCCGCATCGTCTGTTGTTAGATCTGTTGGTAGCGCTGCTTGATTTGGCACGCTGCCTTGAATCTCAACGCTCGTGCCATCATTGCCCGCTGGACCAGGGACGCCTTGTGGACCAACAGGTCCAGGATCACCCTGTGGGCCGACAGCACCGTCATTCCCAGCGCTACCAGGTGGACCGGCTGGACCTTGGAATGGGCCGGCATCGAGCCAGCTGCCTTGGCCGTCTGAGACCCAAAGATGTCCTGTATCATTTGTGATATAGCCATGGGCATCTGGAACTGTTGAAGGGTCTGGTAAATCGCCAACATTGTCGACTGTGCCATCGATGTTGATTGGCGGCCCAGGCTCACCTTGCATGCCTTGAGGCCCAGTGGGACCAGGTCCACCGTCTGCGCCGTCATTTCCAGGTGGCCCTTGAGGCCCAGTCCCACCATCGTTGCCTGGTGGACCTTGAATGCCGTCTGCGCCAGTCGGTCCTGTTGGTCCTTGATCACCAGGATTGCCTTGTGGTCCAGCAGGTCCATCTGCTCCTGGCGGCCCAGTCGGCCCATCAGGTCCAGGCGGCCCAGGGATTCCTGTTCCAGAAACGTCTGCCCATGACACGTCATAGTCATCGGCGCTGCGCTTAATAAGTGCTGTGCCTTGGGCGCCATTTGGCGGAATGCCGATCCCAGGCGGCCCAGGTGATCCAGCTAATCCTGGCGGACCTTGTACTCCTGGACTTCCAGGTGGTCCACCGACTCCTTGGGGTCCACCTGGACCAGTCGCACCAGGAGGACCAGTACCGCCTGTAGGCCCAGGATCACCAGTAGTACCAGTGGAACCAGCAGGGCCAGCAGGACCACGGATGCCGCCAAGAGGCACCAACGATATTGCTGCGAGATCAAGGTTGAGTGTCGATCCTGAATCTTGGTAAACAAAGAGTGAATATGTCGTGCCGGCAGTTAAATTGAAATATGCCATTGTACCAGAATGATACATGACATACGCGCTGCTGGAAAATAGTTGTGAATAGTTGCCGGACGCTGGTGTGCCGCTATGTGCCGCAAGCGTCATGAATCGTCGGCCAGCATTGTTGCCAGCCCAACGACCCATGATGTTTACTTCATACCAGCCAGTGAAATCCGGCGTGAACATACCATTGGCCATAGGCACTGGCCCTTGGTATGTTGTATCCCACGTGACAACTTCAGTCCAAGTGCTTGTCTTGATTGGCCAACCAGCACCAGAGCCACGATACATTGACGGTTGATTTGGATTGACGCCTGTATTTATGCCTCCACCTGATTGCGTTTGAGTGCGCTCCAACACGCCAATGCGCTGATCAAGACCCTTGAGCGCATCGACTGGATTGGAATCAAACGTCATGGCTATTCCTCAGCTATCGCAAGCAATCGCTGCGTTGGCCCAGTGCATCGTTTCCTCAAGCGTTGTCAACGCGAGTGACGCATGACGACCAGGCGGCATGATGATCAACAATGACTCTGCCAAAGCCAAGCAGCGTGTGCGAACTTCTTCATGCAATGGTCCAGTGTCATCAGTTGCGGGGTGGAAAACGAAGCGGTTACGAACATCTTCAATTGCCATATCAATGCCTTGGTGGTAGACTGGCTGGCTTCTGGATTGTGAATGTGAGGCCATCGGCTTTGGTAGAGTCATCATTGATGCTGATGTCTATATCCGTGATTCTATATGAATCATTGATGACTAGCCTGTTCTTTCTGATAACGAACTTGCAGATATCCCCAATCCAAGCGTCTGCGCTACTCTGCCAGTGCCCAGGTGCTAGCTCACAAGACCATTGCGGCACAATCGCAATTTGATTGTTGGCTGCCGATTGGGCTGCTGTAGCAAGATGTGCTGTATCAACGATTGATGGGTTACTCAAGCACAAGCCCAAGCGACCTTGCAATGACGTTCCGATTCCAGAAACGTCTTTCTGCACAGGCGCAAGGTTCATATCACCAGTGTATACAACACTATTCGCATAGGCACCGGTATCAAGACTACGAGTGACTTTGCTGACTGAGCCACCATATTCAAGCACAAAGTTGTCGTTGTACTGATAGTAGAATGGTGACATTGCTTTGAGCGTGATCCCCATATTACTATTGGGGAAGACTTGCCAGCCAAAGCCAGCCATCACACCAATGACTTCTTTTACAGAAGTGCCTGCCGTGGTGTCGAAGTTGACCTTAGTTGACGGCATGCCAATCGTGTCAATGGTGAATGTCGGGTGAATGCCTGATTGCCCGCTGATGCAGTATGTGAAGATGTCACGAATGATTTGTGCCTGCGTTTGATTGCGCCACGACCACTTGCGTGACGGCTGAAGTAGTTGTCGTGCAAGCCATTCACGATAATCAAAGGCAGTGATAGTGACTGTATATGTGTCAGCCTCGCCATCGAGACTGTCTTGCGAGCTACCAATGCGCCCACGAAACATCAAGATGCCATTGCGATACAACCACACATCTGTGACAAGCTCAACAATGTACTTGAGTGCCGGATCACTGCCATCCATGACAAACGTCATATTGGCGCTGTCTGTCATGTGATATGATAAGGCACGTTGACTTACTGTTGACAACTCATACTGAGGACCGATGTTATTCTGGCCTATGATAACTTGCCAATTTGTCTTTGGCCACACCTTTGATGGTGCTGTTGAAGCTCTTGGTTGCGGACCTGCCGTGGGGTCAAGCAAAGGCTGTGCTAATGCCGATAGCACATCCTGAAGATCAGCACCAAATACCGTCATCAGGCCACCTGGTACACAGACAATTGCTTACGCGCAGTCGTGCTTGCCGTCAATGTGCCTGTGCCTACCGATGTGTTGGCAAACAAGCCAAGTATGTGTCGTCCTACTGAAAGCGAAAGGTCAGAAAGCAACACCAATGTATTGTTGCCGCCAGAGCCAGCAACAGTATACCCCTGTGCATAAGCAAGCAACGTTGAAGCAACGGCAGGCGATGAGCTGCCACCATCCCGCACTCGCATGTATGTACGACCAGCAGCTGTGTTTTGAATGATGGCAGTAGCCATGATGCGATAAGTACCAGCAACCAAAACATCCACAACTAAGTCTGGTACTGTTGTGTCTTTCTTTTCTGCGGTCGTGAATGTAGGACTGTTGGCAGTTGACTCAGACTTCCAATACACTCTGCTCTTTGGCTGTGTAGGCAGCAAAGCGAGTTTGCGCAAGTCAGTGATATCAGCGGCTGCAATTGTTGCAGCACCTGGCTTTCGCAACACGGCGGCAAGATTGATACTGTCCTTGGGCGTTGCGGGGATAGACGGTGAGGCCGCTTCGGATCCAGAAATGCATTGTACTTGCCATTCATAGATGTGATCGCCAAGCACTTGACCATCGTGTGCAGTCAACACAATGAGATCATATCTGTTCTGAGTGTTTGGCGGGCCAGGCGGCTGGGTTGTCTTGATGGCGCGATTGACGCATAGATAGCTGTACATCGACGCTGCGCTGTTCCCAGCGACCACAGCATTTCCAACAGCGATATTGAGGATGGCACCGCCACCCGCAGATATGCCCCAATCAGACACACCAACCACACCAGGTGTTGGGAATATGGCAGCAATCATCTGCCTGTAATCCATTGCGCCATAACAGATCTGTGCAGGCTCGCCAGATGCGGTCGTTGGCTGCATCCACAGGGGTATTACATCACCATGAACAACTGGAGCAGTCATTTACGTCCACCTATCTCGCCAGTAGAATGTGCATGTGCCGAGCTTGTCATCGGACAAATACACGAATTCGTTGTCACCAGATTCCAATGTGATCCATGATGACTTTGTGAAGTCATAGTAGCCAAGTCGATTGATAGGCGTCGGCACAGCTACTTCTTGCACAGTCTTGTTGAGTGTGTCAACAACGATCTGTTGATTTGCAACAAGAGTGCAGTTGAGATAGATGCCTTGCTGAGTTGCTGGATCAAATACTCGTGGATTCTTACATGGCCCAGTAAACACAATGATTGGATATGTGACAACAGTGCCGTCATTGGTGATGATTGTCGAGCCACCAAAATCACCTGCGCCGAATGACGCACAGCCTGATTGATCAAAGCAAAAGCCAGTACTAGTAATGCACTTGCCACCAGTGCCACCACTCAGCAATGTATTCTGCTGATTGAGGTCACTCGACTCCATGACACCACTTGCGACTTTCCAAGTAATGGCGGCCACAATGACTGGCCCATATGTTCGATCAAGCGGTGCGGTAACACTATCACAACGCAACACCATGCGTCGCTCTGCATCCCAGCCATTCTCTTGAACAAACATCCATGGTCGTCGATTGGGCGCACAGAGTCTACGAACAGCATCCCATGTCAATGCGGGGAATGGGTCGGACAGCGTCGGCGTGATCCAGCCGCTCCACGTGACAACTTTGTCGGCGTGAAACTCAGTCAAATCAGTGGTTCCATTGGCATCTGAGATGTTGTTCTGCACTACGCGTGGCGACGCAAAGCCATAGTCGATACTGCCTGTTTTGATTGGTGCTTCGCAGAACATAGGGTCGCCATCGTCATACTCAAGCCAGATGCTATCACCAGTGAGTTCATCAACCAAGCGGCAAGTTGTTGGCATTTGTCACCTCACAGCCTACTCGCAATGATTGCATTCTCAAGACTTTGTACAATTTGTGCTGGGTCATTCTGGCCGAAATCAACTGTAGCATATGGGAACAAGTTGATAACTCGACCAGCGCCACCAACACCAGCAGCATTGGCGCCCATCGGCACAACAAGCGATGTGGCAGCATCACCAACGCGATTGTGCTTTGATTCGATGCCAAGTGCAAAGCCCTCACCAGTTTGAGCACCCCACTCCATAGCAAGCTTGGATGGCGAACCCAAGTGCAAAGCATGCGCCACAGAGTGACCAAGGTGACTGATCATGCTACCAGCTGCACTGGCGATTGAGCCAAACATCGATGTAATGCCGTTGATGAAGCCTTGTGCCATATCCTTACCAGTTTGAAGCAACCAAGTACCGGCACCGCTGACTGCATTCATGATCTTGGTCTTGATTGACGATCCAAATGTAGCCAATGCCGAGACTGACTTGCTTACAATACTGCCAATGGATGTTACGACACTGCTGACGAAGTTTGTCACTGTGCTCTTAGCAGTCGTCGCCATGCCTGTGAATTTGGCCGCGACTTTGGTGCCCAATTGTGCCAGCGCAGCAGCCGCTTTACCAGGCAAGCCAGTGATTGTCGTCACGACGCTGTTGATGAAGCTACGCACCAAGCCAGAACCCTTATCCCACAAACTACGAAGACCATCAAGAATCTTGCTAATGAAGTTCTTGATTGTGTTGTAAACAGTGTTCCATAGCCCACGGAAGAAGCCAATGATTTTGTTCCAACTACGAGCAATGATGACAGGTATGCCAATGAATGGCACAAGGACCGCTAAGATGATTGGCCAATAGTTCTTGATGATGCGAACTAGTGTCTTCCACACTGCTTCAAAGACGCCTATGAACGCATGGAATGCTCTTATGACAAAGTCAAGCGCCGTGACAAAGATGTTCTTGATATCCTTGCCGATCGCATTGACCAGATCACGGAATGGCTTGAACTTGATGTACGCGATCACAATGATTGCAATCAATGCAGCAATCGCAATCACGATCAACATGATTGGGTTGGCGTCCATGATGATGTTGAACGCTGCTTGAATACCGGTCCATACCTTGGTTGCTACACCAGCAAGCTTTTCCATCGACATGAAGTCTTTGATTGCCTTCAAACCCTTGCCGAGCTTGCCGACGACACCAGACTCAATGATGGCACCAAAACCCATCATTGCAGGCCCAGCAACTTGCAATGCCGGACCAACCTTTTGACCGACTTCACCAACGAAGTCTTCAACACGAGCCTTGACTGCCTTCATCTTGCCACTGAATGTGTCAGCAGCAATGGCTGCCTGGCCTTTCATCTTGGCACCGATCAAATCAACGGCAGCACTGCCTTTCACTGTGCCCGTTGACAATTCCTTGATCTGATCCTTGAGTTCTTTGGCCCTATCCTTGTTCTTGCCCATTGCGTTTGTCAAGTCACCACGCTTTTGAGCATCTGCGGCCAATTCCTTGCGAATTGCTTCCTGTGCGCCTTTGTCCTTTGTTGTCGCAAGTTCCTCATGTAGATGCGCATCGCGCAACTTCAATGTCGCCAATGAATTCTTATTTGACTCAGCAGCAGCAAGTGCCTGTGCCATTTGAAGATTCTTAGTGTGGATAGCACCGGTGTCGATCTTCTTGTTGATGTCATCTTGACTAATGCCGAATTGCTTGAGAACTCTGGTGTTACCAGTCATTGCTTGGCCAACAAGCTTACTTGCGGCACTCATGCTGATGTTCTTACTGGCGGCAATGTCAGATACAAGACCCATGTTCTTGTAACTGCCTTCGACATCGCCAGTCTTGGTTACCAAGCCTTTCAAGGCATCTTGCGTGTCAACCGCATTGTGGCCAAACTTTTCTTGCGACTTGACTGTCTTTTCAGTCTCCTCTTTGTATTTCGACCATGATCCACCAGCATTGGTAACTGCTCCTTGCAGTTGCTTGGTGGCAATCTTGTCCTTATCAGAGACAGTCGTCAACAATGTGCCAGCAGCAGTTATAGCGCCACCAGCAGCAAGCATGTTTTTGCCGGCATTTTCTTTGAACTTGCCACTGCTCAAGCTCAAGCCTTCGAATTTCGAAGTGAATTCTTCAATTGGTGCAAATGCAGGCCCAAAAGCAGAACTCAATGCGCCACCCATTGCACGAAAAGCAGCACGTGCTTTGCCAGTTGACTTTTCAGCCGCACCACCGACGCCAGAGACTTGCTGCTCTATCTTGTCAAGACCCTTGGTGTCACCTTCACTTACACCTTTGATCATGATGTAAGCTTCACCGATAACAGTCATTTCACACCACCTTGCGGGGTGTCTGGGAGAGCAGGCTTCGGCATCTTGATCCCCATACGCGCCATTGTAGATGCGTCAAGCACGAATGGCTTGGGCTCAACCTTCACGCCACGTTGAAGTTTGGCTCGCATCTCAGCATCCTCAAGTCGCTTGTCGATAGTCTCACGCGCTTCGACTCTCGAAGTCTCCATGTTCATGACGTCATCGACAATCATGCTGTAACAGATATCAGCAAGATCATCTGCGTCAATCTTTTCCCAATCAACTCCATTCCGCAGAAGTCTCCCATTGAAGTCTGCGTAATTTTGCCTGGCCCAGCCCAATAAGGCTAGACCAGTTTCGTAGGGTTTCCAGTGTATTCCTCAGCAAGCCACGCAAGGATTTCACCAAGCGTTTCAATGGGAATAGCAACATCATTGTCATCAATGAGAGTCATAAAACGATCTTTGTCTTCAGGCGTGATTGCACTGTTGAGTAGCTTGATCATCTCAGCAGATTGAATAGCTACACCAGACTCCATTGCTGTAGCAATCTGCATGAGTAGATGGCCTGAAACCATTGGCCTTGCCTTGAACTTGTCGGTCTGCTCAACCCAATCGCCATCAATCATCTTCTCATATTCAAGCTCAAAGTCGAGTGGCGGCCGCTTGCTGCGTACAGACTTGAAAGTCTTGGTCACTTGTAATTCCCACTCTCGTGAATGATGGCCGGCAGGTTGTCGGTGAGATACCTGTTGGGCTTGGTGCCTGGGTGATTGACGCGCCTAGCAAATCGCATACCACCTACTGCTGAGCCATCTTCCCACGCGAGCACACTGGCGCTCTTTGGCTCAATAAGATGTGCTCGCGTGCCTTCATGGTGAATCATAGCAATTGGATGGCTACTGCCAACCATCACCTGTGGATTTTGGCCACCAGACATCACGCGCTTGACGATGCTATCGCGCAAGTGTCCGTGTGGATCATTTCCTTTTCCGAAACCACACTGATCTTTTGCCAAGCGCTGCAACATTTCTGCACGACGAATTAGATCACGCACAACCTCGCCGTTTGGGCCACGAAGCATGTTATCAAGTGCCTTGCTATCAATGATAATCTTGTAGCCAGGACCGTTGTTGATCTTGCCACCCATCATGCTAACCCACCCACCCCGTTGGATTGCTGACGAGCTCAACACTGAACATCATGTCACAAGCAGCGAGTCCGCCAAGTGGCCCAAGCGTGTTGAGTTGCCCAACTGTGCACGGCACATTGACAGGCACCAACAAATGCTGATGCTCAATGTTCTCCAACGCCACCCGCAGAGCAAATGCATCAGCAAATGTTATCTGACTGGAAGCCATGTATTCATCGACAGTCGGTGGATCACCATTGTCATGCATCGTAGGCACACAACGCACAATGGTGACAAAGAGCTCAGCAGTCTTACGCAACTTGCTATGCGTCACAACTGGGAATGTCGTGTCTGCGCCTTGCATGCCTGGAATAACACGAGCGATGCGCACTGTAAGTTGTTCGCAATCAAAAACGACATCGCTGCCTGGCGCCAGATATTGCCTTTCTGGAACCAAAATGCCAAGTCCCGTAAGTTCATTAGCCACAAGACCAAGCAACTTGTTGGCGACGTCATATATCACAATGGATTCACCACCGGCATTGTGGTGCGACGCGCTGTGTTCGGCACATCTGGCGACCAAACCATTGGACGACGAATTTGTCCTGCGGGGTTGTAGGCGCGGAGGAACATGTCGACTTGGTAGATGCCCGTGCGACCATTCTGAAGGAATGTCTGTGGATCCAAGATTGCAAACGACACGCCTTGCCTTGTAATGCTTGTAACTCGTTGTGGCAATTGACAATTGAGGCCTGGTGTCGCACTGCGATAGAACTCAGCAGCAAGGATCAGCGCGGCATCAATGCCTGATTGGGGAGGATCTTGACCGAAAGTGAAGTTGACGCCAAAGGTGCATGGATCTCCCAGAGGACACGACAAGTTCTGACATGTTGGCCAACCATCACAACATGTTTGGCGTACCAACCACTTCGCGTCATCAACTCGGTATTCAGTTTTGTCAATCTCCTCACCATCAATCTGAACCCATTCGATAGTCGAAATGGGGCTGCGACCCAACCCTATACTGGACGGTCCGCAGCATCCAGAGCACCCGAGGCCACCAGCACAGGTGCCCCATAGCCAGGCCGCGTTCCATCCAAACCCACCACCGGCAGCCAGAAATCTGTCATATATGAGATCAGGACATGTTTGTGGACGTGATGTCGGTCGAACAATTGCGCTCACAGAACCAGGGAATTGTCTGCCGCTCAATGCGTACAACAATTCGACCGCAGAATCAATCTGCGACTGCAACAACACCTGTCCAGTGCTGTCCTTGGGTGCCTCATCACCAAGCTTGGTAGCAACTTGATCAAAGGTTATCCAGCTTGAGCTCTGAACAGGTGTTGCAGCAGTCATTTCACTTCACCTCATGGGGTCTCGGTGGTACCAGCAGAGGTGTCGGCTGGCGCATCGGCAGCAGGCGCTGTCGTGTCGGTAGCAGGTGCCTCAGACGCAGCTGCTGCCTCGGCTTGTGCAACCTTGCCACCAGAAACCTTTTCCCACGGGAATGGTGGCGTGATTGCATTCAGCCTGTCGCGAGTTTCCTTTGTTGCCTTGGTGTCGTCGCTCACGGCGCAATCCCCGCCTGCCAAGTAGTACTATCCCAGTAAGCATTG